CTACTGCTGAACTATGTCCTGCAACGATAAGACCATAGTTTGAGTTTTGGTTAGCAGTTCCAGATGTTCCCGGACCTGTACCAACTGAAGGTAAGTTATTGGACATATACACGTCAAAGCCATGTATCTTTCCAACAGATAAACCTGCTCTCAATGCACCTGACTCACCGAAGTCACCATTTAGAAGACGTGAATCTTCATCCTTTAGAACTTCAATAAAAGTTGGGTGTAGAACAAGCCATCTACCATCAGTGTCTACAAACTGTGTATCTAACAATCTGCCCATTCTAGCTATAACCTGTAAAGGAGTAGCTGTAGCAGTTGCTTGTGCAGTTGCACCACCTAGTCTTGGAGCTATTGGGATAGAGTGGTCACCAGCACTAGAAGTAGTGATGTTACCAAAGCTATCTTTTCTTAGCTTCATGCTTGTTAGCAGTTCATCTGAACCAGCAGTTGATACTGACTTAGTACCATTAACTACATCGTTTGCTGTTCCTGCTAATGCATTATTTGAGGATTGCTTAAATCCTGACAAGTAACCAAGAACGTCTTGGTCAAAGTTGTCTTTTAGTCTATAACCTGCTCTATCACTTGCTAGTGAAGAAAAGTTTACGTGACTATGAGCTTCTTCGATATCGTCTATTTTAAAAGCAAAGTAGTTTGCTTTATCAATAGTCAATGTAAAGTCCTCATCGTCAAGGTCTTGAGGTTGCACGTTTGCACCTCTAGCATATTCCTTAACGGTGATTTCTGGCTCCTTTATTATTTTTACGGAATCACCCATGTTGCTAATCTCACCGAAGTAATCGGAGTTTGTAATAGATTCGACAACGGAGTTTTTCCTAAAGGCTAACTGAACCTGCTTAGAGTAAATAACTGGGGAGAAATTACCATTAGGCAGATTACCGTAACCTGCTGCAGTTTTAAATGCCATTTTCATCTCCATTTTGAAAATTGAACAAATGCACCGAAGTGCTAAAATTTACTCGTCATCGGCTAATAGTATTTGAGGTTGTACGTTTGATAGCTAATCAAGTGTAGGCTCATACCATCAGGTAGGCTTTCAAGTGTCGTGTAGTATGTGAGTTGTCCACGTGGAGGGGTCACATTATAGTTGATACTAGTTATATGTATAAATAACTATTTGTCAACTGTTTATCTAGCAGAACCAGATAAATCGTATATAAAGTTACCGGAACGTATAGCTTCCATGATTACATCAGCTTTAGCTGCATATTCATCGGCACTCATTTTATCAACAGTAGATTCTTTAAAAGTTACTGCGTTGTTAGTTTCTGAAACAGACGTTTTGCTTTTCGTTGAGACTGCTTTAGCAGCACCTGAATCATTTGACTTCTCTTTTGTCTTACCAATTCCTTTATCTGACTTATAGAGGTCAATGGCTCTTGCGGCAGATTTTGCATCATTGTCGTTTTCGTATAATGCATTTTGCACCCATTTAGGTTGTTGTTCTGCCCACTCATGGAACTCATCACTTTCTCTTATATCTGCAAAATCAGGATGTAGTCTTAACAATTCTACTTCTGCTTTCTCTTTAATAGAGTTAGCATCCCTTTCGTCTATTTCTTTAATTCTTTTAGCTATGTCTTCTGATTGTTCTCTAGCTTTTTTAGTTGCAATAGTTTCTACTATAGCTGCTACATCAGGATATTCTTTTGCCCACTCACTTATATCTTCATCAGACTTAGGCAGTTTCATTTCTTTTTTAGTAGCCTTACTTAATTGACCCTTTAAATCATCGAGTTGCTTTTGAAAGTCTTTCTCTTTTTCTTGGGAGTGCCTTCGTAAGTCTCCATAACGTTTCTTAAAAGTTCTTTCTTCAGCAGTCTTCGGTTCTTCCTCATCTTCTGCTTTCGTTTCTTCAACAGATTCAGCTTCACCTTTTTGTTCTTCCATTAACTGTTTAAGTTCTTCTTCGTCTTTTTTAATTCTTTCTTCGTGAGTAGAAGGTTTTTCCATAAATGCTTTTTTCTTTGGTGTAGCATCTACCACCATCTCTTGTGCTTGTTCAGCCATTTAATTTCTCCTTGGGGTTATCGTAGCCATTATGTTGGGGGATAAGTAGCCTGTATGTAGGTTATCGTCTTGAAGCTAACCCACCTCGCTTCTTCTTATTAGCTTTAGGTAAATTCTTTCTTTTTATAAAACCACCTGATGCAGTAGAAAATCCCATATCTGATGATGAAGAACTTCCCGGGTCAGCACCACCACCATCATTATTATTATCATCACTATCATTACTTTGATAATAATCATAACTATAACTGCTTGTTCTAGGACTTTCAGGAGGACCTGCCGGAATACTTGTATTAGCTTTACCTGACTTTATATCTGCTTCTACTTGTGCCTTTTGGTCTGCATAAGTTTGCTCTGCTTGTTCTTGGTCTGTTCCTGCCAAACCTGCTCGAACTAAACTTTTATATACAGGACTTTCTTTAAATACCCTATTTTTAGTTAAAGGACTACTTCTATCACCCCTGCTAGTAATGCCTGCCGCTAACTTAGGGTCTCTACCTATACTAAAAGCACCTGTAGTTCCAACTCTACCTTTTGCAAATTCTGTTGGGTCTACTGTACCAACCCTGTTAGTAGTAGTAGTTTTATCATCTTGTATAGCTCCAGAATCTAATCCCTTCAAAGAAGTTCCTATATCTGTTTTAGTTTTAGTAGTAGGTGTTCTTGAACCATCATCAACTTCACCTACACTTCTTTTACCTGTAATAGCATATTGTCTATCATAAGTAGAACTATTTATTATATTACTTACAGATTGACTTACAAAACCATCAGAACCACCACCTGTTTTATAGCCTAATTTAGATGCCCATGCATCATATCTTTCTTTACCTTTTTGTCCTAAGTTTGCATATTCTCTAGCTGATACAGCAGCACCAAACCAACCTGTGTCAAACGAAGCTGACATATGTTTTCCAAAATCTGCTGCACTTTTATAAGATACTGTACCTTGTGCTGTTGTTGCTGCACTACCATCAGGCATAAGAGCTAATCCCATTTTAGAATATACGTGATTAGTTGTAGCATCCACATCACCTGCTTCTTTACCAAACTTAAAAGATATACTCTCATCTGCTCCTAACCCATATGTTTTTTTAGCACTTTCATAATCATTAATAACATAGTTTTCCATTTTACCTGAAGAAGGATTAAACTGTGACATGCTAAAAGCCTTACGTGTTCTACCATCAATACCCATATCAGCAGCACCTGCTCCTGCAATATCGGCAGCTTCATCATCTAAACTTTGAAAAGATGGTCCTGCACCCTTTTTATCATCTAATAGATTACTTAAGACTATTCCACCTACTGTTGCAATAGGATTAACTATAGCACCTATGCCTGTAGCTATTTTACCAAATAAACCTGAATCAGTTTTTTGAGATGCTCTTGCCATATCTGAAACTGCTGTAGATTGAATGCCTACACTATCATCTCCACCATCATCTCTAGTTGTTCTAGAACGAACATCAGTTACTGTTTGCTCTTGTTCTTTTTCTTTTTCTGCTACAGGTTCAGATGTATACCCAGCAGGAACAGGATATATAGGTTGCCCATTAACAAAAGGTATATATAATTTTTCACCTGCATCATTTACATATACACGTGTTTCTGATTGTTGTTGTTGTCCAAATGGTGTACCTATAGCTTGCTCAAATGTATAAGGTGTTTTAGGTTTTACTTGAGAAGATGCATAAACAGGTGCTTGAGGTGTTTGTACAGTAACAGGCTGTGCTACTTGTTGAGGTTGTACTTGAGCAGGTTTAGCAAACATAGATTGTTTAGTTAGTTGTGTTGTAGGTCCTTGTATATTAACACCCGGAATTACACCACCTTCTGCCATTCCTTTAAAAGGAACACCATCAGGTATAGTAGCTTGGTCAGAGTTACCCATCTGACCCATATTTTCCATTCTCTGTAAACCTTGTTTAGCTTGGTCTCTAATACTCATAATCTTTTCTAAACCATGATATCTAACTACATCAGCAGGTAAAACAAATTCACCTTCACTTAATTGAGCAGGTATATCATCTCTTACTTCTTCTTGAGTAGAACCAACAGGTACAGGATTTTTAGATACAGGGTCTTTAGTTTTCCCTTGGTCTTTAAATCCACCGTCTTCAAATAATTCCATTTGGTCGCTTACAGTTTTTTTAGCCATCTTGTTTATTTACCTCATCTCTTAGATATTTTAATCGTCTTAATGCTGTTATTGCACCTTGGGTTCTATACATTACTACTGTATCTTCTGCTTGTTCTATAGCTTTATGATGCTGTTCTATTAAAGCATCTAAATACTTATTGAGTTGTAGTTGGTGGTTGACTAGGGGTTTGAGGTTGCCCAGTATTTGCTTGTCCATTTCCACTAAATCCTTGTTCATTTGGTTGAGGTGCTTGACCTGTTCCTATTACTCCACCACCTGCTCCTGTGGGGTCCATTGGGTTTGCACCTGCTGGAGCTTGCCCTTGAGGTGGTGTAGGTCCTTGAAACTGTTTAAGTAACTCTGCTTGTAATACTGCTTCATCCATATTATTAGTTACTTTTGATGGGTCTAATTCCATAGCTTTAGCTATTTCTCTAATAATATAATTAAACTTAGCAAACGGAGCAAGGGCAGGATTAGATGCAGTTTGTAAAAATTGCATTAGTCTTTGGCTACGAACCTCATTTGCCATTAGGCTTTCAGTTCCTCTAGCATGAACTTCTAAATCACCTCTTATTTCTGGGTCAAAATTAAATTGCATATTAAATCTAAATAATCCTTCACCTAATGGTTTAAGTAAATAATCATCTACATTCTTAATAACAGTTTTAATACTGCCACTTGCTGCGTTCATTAACATAGATATACCTGATGCAGTTCTACCTACACCTGATACACCTGTTTGACCATGAGAAAACGAGGGTAGTCCTGTACTTTCATCGGCTAGTTGTCTTGCTTTATCAAACAACTGTAAGTTTTCATTTGATACATTAGGAAACTTTGTACCAAAGATAGCCTGACCCGGAGCACCACCTTGTCTTCTAAATACTTTACCCGGATATACAGATAAGTCTTGACCCGGAACTAAGTTTGTTTCATCTACTTCTATAAGTAAGTTACCTGATAATACAGCATTATCTACAGCCATTCTCATAAAGCCATTCATTAATGTCTGTGTATCATCCATGTTTTCTGCTAGACCTACACCAAAAAATGAATACGGATTTAATTCATAAGGTGCTGCCATAAAAGGTATCTTAGCAGGTTTGAATGGATTAAGAACAACTCTTAATAATCTGCCACCTGAAACCCAAGCATTAATCTGTAGTTCTTCAAAGTCCTGTAACTCTTTAGGTATATCAATACCTTGTTCTTCTAATAGACTTGTATCTAACATACCCCAATACTCAAGAACTTCAAAACGTTCTACGTAACTATCTTGGTTATAATCTATTAAATCATCTTCCCAATATTTTTTAGTATAGTTTTCACCATCTTCTATAACTTCTTCTATTACAGTATCTCTAAAGTATGGTCTATTTTTTAAAGCACGTAATTCAGAACGTGACATTTTATGTCTTTCTATTACATACTGAGCTTGGTCAATGTTAGTACTATCAGGGTCAGGATAAAAGTTCCAAACAGATACATGACTGACTTGAGGAATAGTTTTAAAAATAGGTGAGTACTCTCCTTCTTCATTCCAATTTGGATATTCTTTGTCAACTGCGAATGGTCCTTTCATTATTCCTGTTCCAAATAATGCCATTTCAAAAGCTGTACTTCTAAGATGTTTATTGGCATTTGATTCTTGCAGTTGGTCCATGATTTGTTTTTCCATAGACTTAGCAGCAATCATAGCAGGACTATAGGTTATCGCTGTAGGAGTTTTGCCACTGCCTTCTTTAAGGTTTTCAACTTCTCCAAGCTTATCTGATAAAGGTCCAAGCATTTCTTGTAAACTTTTTGCTGTAGCTCCAGCAGGTAATTCTTTACCGTCACCACTAAAACCATAGGGAGATTGCACACTATCTTGATTTTCTTGGTTACGTAATTGTTCAGGTTCTTTAGGGTCGAAAGAAACATCTTTGGCTACTCCTTCTGGTAATTCAGTTGGTTCTATACTTATAGGGAATTTATTTCCTGCAAATAATACATCAGCTATTTGACCGTAGGCTGCTAACGTTTTAGTTTTAGTTATCTTTATAAATACTCTTGATTTTTCTGCTTCTGTGAATTGTACATCAGGACCATATATACCTCTATAGTTTCTATAGGCACGAACCCATCGTGTCTCATCATCATATCTATAGTCTTCTGATTTTTTAAATTGAGACATAACATGATTAGCTATGCCTTTTACTTCTGTATCTGTGATATCAGAGTCTACTGAATCTTCTAAAGATACAGCATCATCTTCTATATTTATTTCGTCTTCTGCCATATTAATATCCAAATGTTGAGTCTGCTACAGGCATACTTCTTGTAGGTGTGCCATGTGGGTCGTAATCAAATATACTAAATCGTGGTCTTGACATTATACCATACCTTAACGCATCATACAAGTGGTCTTCTGCTCTAGTATCTACATCTTCAGGATTCTTTTTATCCAAAGGTATAGCTGGTAATTGTGATACCATATTAGTACAAGTATCAAAGAACACTATTCTAGGTTCTTCTGTATACTCATCTACTTGCAAACGTCTATGTATCTCATTCTTTCCTGATACACGACTACCTTTACTTCTATCTGAAGGTCTAAATCTACACCCTCTCATAATCATTTGCTCTGCTAATGAAGGTCCTGTGTCTCCACGTTTGTGCCATAAAGAACTATCTAAGACACCATACTTCATATTACCATCTTCAGCTTCTAATTCATTTATCATATCTGCCAAATCTGTGGCAAGGACTTTGCTAACATAGAGTTCTCTATAGACAATAAGTTGTTCAGATGGCGAGACAGCAAACCATAACACTCCACTATAAGAACCATACCCATAATCACAAGACCTAAATTTGACCCAATTATTAGGGATGTGGAAAGGCTCAACCACGTGAATATCACGATTAAACTCCGTAAAGGCAGCACCTTCTTTAATATCCCAATCGCCCTCAAGTAATTGCCTACGTTGTTGTTCTGGCAATGAAAGCAACATTGCTTCGTAATCGCCTTCTCTAGAGAGATACGGATTGTCAGATAGTCTTGCAGGGATAAACTTCCGTTTAAATAATGCTTGTCCAGCTTTGCTATGTCCTGCTGGATACTTAAGTACTTCCCCTGTCTCAATATTTGTCGCATCGAATGTCTTTCCATAAGGAGCAGGGTCAATAAACATTTTCTTAACCCAACCATGACCCGGACCTCCCGGATTCGTAGTTGCTCTCATATAGATTGGCAAGTCTGATGATGCTGTTCTTAAACGTGAACGCATGTAGTTCCACGCAAAAGGAGTTGCCCATTGGGTTAACTCGTCAAAACCTATCCAACTAAATGCCAATCCTTGATATCTTAATACGTCATCGTCTCTGTCAAGGTATGACATCCACAATCTAGCACCTGATGGTGCTACCCATTGCATCTTTCTCTCTGACCATTTTATACCCTTCCAAATCTTAGGATATATTTCTTGCGACTTCCATACTAACTCTCGTAGTTCTTCTGTTGTATGTCTTAATAGTAATCCACTAAATGATGGATGACCCATGTATCGGAGTGGGTCAGCAAGCATGGCATAACTTTTTCCACCACCTGCACTACCTCCATATAATACTTCTCTTTCACCTGCAGCAAGAAACTGCGTCTGTGGTCCTGTGTTTGGTTTAAATACTACGTTAAGAGATTCTTCATCATCTACACGTTCTATTTCTACTACACTAGGCTTTTGAACCGAGTCTTTCTTCTTCGATGGCTTTCGCCTTTTCGATTGCTTTCTGGGCATACTCAGACCATTTTCTGAGAGTTCTAGCTTGGTTCTTACGTTGTTGCTCATGCATTAACCTTTTTCTTAATCCTACGTGAGATATTTCTCTACCTGTTTTTTGAGTAACCCAATTAGCAACTTGCCGAAAGGAATACTGCTTTACATATTTTCTAGCCATCTCAATGGCTTCAAGTTCAAAGGGTATCGGATTAAGTATGTCAGGGTCTTCTTCATTCTTTACGTAACCAAAAGGTACTATTCGTGATATACGTGGTATTTTAGACCACTCTTTACCTTCTTCGTCTTTTATATCTGTAGGTTGTGGTAGCTTCCACTTGCCTAAACTTCTATTCATGTTACTCTTTATTCTTTGGTGGTAATATCATTACTCCACCTGATGCTTCTACTTGTACCTTTTCAGTCTTAATTAAACCTACTCTGTCTAGCAGTTCCTTGCTTGCTGAGAGCTTGTCTCGTATACCAAGCTGGGTAGGGTCATCTACACCACTTACCATAGCCACAGCAGCCTTAGGTGCGTTTCTACCCATATATAATTGTGTAGCATCCATAATCTCTTCCTTAAGAGACTTTATTATATCTGTTGTACTAGAAGTTTCAGAATATCCTGCAAGGACTTTAGCCTGTGCTACATCTCCATCTGCACCATCAAACAGTACATCAAGAAATTTCTGTTGTCTTTCAGTTAATTGTCTACTCATACTGGTATATTCTCTCTATGATATTGTCTATCAACGATTGCTATTAAACGTTTGGCTCTATTTTTTGTTTGTCTAAACCACCTGCTGTTTTCCATCTCATCTGCCATTTTATGCCAGTCCAAATCTTCAACAGCAGCAATCATATTTTTAAATTTGGATAGTCTTGGTCTGCCTAATTGAAAACACATATTTGCTAATACATGTTGTATATCATCAGGCAGATTATTAAATTGAGAGAACAGTAAGTTACAATCCTTTATAGTTGTTTTAATGTCACTCTCAAACCAATCATTTACTTGCTCGTTAGGCACTTTAGTTCCTACAGGTTTATCATAGTATTCTTCATCCCATTCAGTAATAAGGTGACCTATTCCCCCTGTTAAATGCCCAAGTGAGCAGTAGTATGTTTCGTATTTAATTCCTTCGTCATTAGCTAATTCATCTTGTAGTTTAATTAAGTTCATTTCTTCCCCATGATTTTCATAGCTTGACCTGCACCTTTAATACCAAAGGATGCACTAATTGCTATAAATAAAAGATACTGATACCATTCAGGTAATGTATTTAATACTTCAAAGCCTACTCTTACATATTCTGTCATGCTAGGTATGAATACAAGTATAGCAGGTAATAATAGGACTGTCAAGGCAAATTCATCTTTCCAGCTATTATCTGTAGCATCTGCCATAGACTTTTCCCACTGTACTTCTCCTGTGGCTACTTTCTCTGCCACACTTGCCCTAGCTTTAGCTTCTGCAACTTTAGCCTGTCCATCTGCTTTTACTTTCTCAACCTTACTACTCATCCAATTAGATGCTAGATTTGCTATAGGTCCTATGAGTGCTGTTAACATTATAGTCTCCTCTTACCTTCTTCTTTTTGTCTTTCTCTTAGAGCTTTTACGTGCTTGTTGAATAGATAGTTTCCTAGCTTCAGCAGCGGCTTCGCCAAGTTTA